CTATGCAGACATTATTAGAAAAAATTAAAAATACTAATGAAACTTTTTTATTTACATATAGAGGGACTCCTTCTGATTCCTGGGTAAAGAAGTTTTTTAAACAACATGGTATAGAGTTCGCACATGTAGGGAACACGGCCCACGTGCCAAAGAAAGAAATAAGATGTCATAAATTATGGCCTGAATTTATTAAAGGCAAACCTATGCCTTTAAAACAAATAAAAGATTTTTGGGACTATATGGGTAGTAAAGTAATTGTACGTGGTAAAGGAGAAGCAACTTTTGAAGATTGGATTAAAAAAGATTATTCAATAGATGATTTAATCAGTAAAGAATATTTAAAACCTACTTCTATAAATGAAACAGATTTTTCTTTAATAAGAACTAAAACAGAAGAAGACAGAATTAAATATATAAAAAAAATATTACAAAGAGGTTTTGATTTAGAAGGTGATATTAGAGTTAAATATGCAAATATACATACAGTAAAAGGTCTTACATTCGATAATGTAATTGTAGATTTAACAGCAACAAGATTAGAAAAATATTTCACACAATTAAGATTAAAATATGTAGCTTACAGCAGAGGAAGAATAGACTGTTGGACAATTGCATCACAAGGAAAATATACACTAGGAGGTAGATAATGCTGGACTTAACAAGCGAAGAGATTTTATTATTTATGATAACATTTTATTTTGCAATTAAACTTTATTTGGAATTTGTAATATGAGTGATGAAATATATAAAAAGCAGGTAGGCGGGACTCACTATAAATCTATGGCGATTCAACCTTCAGAATTTATTAACAGAAATAATATTCCGTTTGCAGAAGGCAACGCCATAAAATATTTGTGTCGTCACAAACAGAAAAATCAAAAAGAAGATTTATTAAAAGCAAAACATTATATTGACATGGCAATTGATAGAGACTATCCTGAAGAAGTGAAAGAAGAAAAAAAGAATTCGTGGGGAATACTTAAATAATGTGTAGCACTCCAGAAGATTTAGATTTAAAAGGCATTGATACTGTTGCTGTTGATATAGAAACATACGATCCAAACTTAAAAACAAAAGGATTAGGTGCTATTAGAAATGATGGTTTTATTTGTGGTATTGCTGTTGCTACAGGTAAAGATACCTCTTATTTCCCATTACATCATTCAGATACAGAACTTACCATGGGTAAAAAACTAAAGATATGGAAGGTTTTAAACGAAAAAATATTTCAGAATGAAAAAATTACAAAGGTATTTCATAATGCAATGTATGATGTCTGTTGGATAAGAGCTGTTACAGGTTCTATGATAAAAGGCAGGATTGTAGATACTATGATAGCTGCGTCTGTTATTGATGAGAATAGATTTAGATATTCTCTAGATGCTTTAAGTAAAGATTACATCGGTGACTCAAAATATAAATATGATTTACAACAAAAAACTTTAGAATGGTCTGGAGGTATGGTTAAGGACCCTATGTCCAACATGCACAGACTGCCTTCATCTATTGTAAAAGATTATGCAAAACAAGACGTAGATTTAACTTTTAAACTATGGAACTTATTTGATAAAAAATTGGACGAAGTATTATACACTAAAGAAGAGGGAGAGCAAAAGACTTGTAGAAAAATATTTGAATTAGAAACAAAATTATTCCCTTGTTTAGTTGACATGAAATTCAAAGGAGTTAGAATAGATGTCCAAAAAGCTAAAAAGTTTGGCGCTCACCTCAAAAAACGAAAAGATCAAATCGTAACTGCAATCAGAAAAAGAACAACCAAAAAAATAGATATATGGGCAGCAGCTTCTATTAAAATTTTATTAGATCATCTAGATATAAAAGATTACAAAGTTACACCCAAATCTAAAATGCCACAGCTTCCAAAAGATTATTTAAAAACGCATAAAAATAAATGTTTACGTATGATCGCAAAGGCAAGAGAATACGATAAAGCGGCAAACACTTTTGTAGATGGTCTATTAGATTATGTACACAACGGTAGAATACATGCAGATATAAATCAAATTAGATCGGATCAAGGTGGAACGGTTACTGGAAGATTTTCAATGTCCAATCCTAATCTACAACAGATTCCAGCGAGAGGGTACATGGGTAAAAAGATGAGAGAAATGTTTTTACCAGAAGAAGGACACGAATGGACGAGTCTTGACTACTCGCAACAAGAACCACGGATCGTGGTCCACTACGCTATTAAGTTAGGCTTACCAGGAACAGACGAATTACATAAAGAATTTGATAAAGAAGATGCGGACTTTCATCAGATTGTTGCTGACATGGCAAAAATTTCCAGAACACAAGCTAAGACAATTAATTTAGGTTTATTCTATGGTATGGGTAAATTAAAATTACAAAAAGAACTAGGTTTAGACAGAGTAAACGCAAGAAAGTTATTTGATGAATATCATAACAAGGTGCCATTCGTAAGGCAGCTCTCGCAAGACCTTATTCAATTTGCAAAAGATAATAGATTATTATTTACTTTACATGACAGATTCTGCAGATTTAATAAGTGGGAGACTACTGATAGAGAATGGAATCCAGAGACAAATAGATTTAATGAAGTACCTTTGTATACAGAAGAAGAAGCGAGACAAGCTTTTAAGGCTGAGATCCTAGAGAAGTATAAAGAGAATAAGGTTGACAAAAACTACATGGACCATTTTGAAAAATATTATACACCTGCATTTACTTACAAAGCTTTAAACAGATTAATTCAAGGATCCGCAGCAGACATGACAAAGAAGGCTATGGTAGATTTATATGAGAGAGGTATTATACCACACATACAAATACATGACGAGCTCTGTTTATCAGTTAAATCAGAGGAAGATATACAGGCAATTAAAGAGGTAATGGAGAAGGCTATAATACTTGAAATTAAAAATAAAGTTAACTATAAAAAAGGCAAAAATTGGGGTATAATAAAATAAAAAAATGGAGGGAACTATGGAAAAAGTTACAAAAGAAGCTAAGAGAATATGGAACTTAGCAATAAGCAATAAGAAGGCTACAGCTGTAGTTATAATTGCTATAGTTATAATAGTACATTTAGTTACTAATTAATTTATGACCTATGGCCTATTTAAATGCAAACATTCCTGTGATGTATTCACAGATCAGGAGAGAGTATCTCTATGATCTTAAAGATCATTATGGAGAAGTTGAAGACTGCATTATATTTGGGCTGGCAAGCATCACAGGGCGCCCTATACTTTTTCATGCTATTATGGAAAACGGTGCAGTATTTTACCGCTTACCAATTAGCGCGTTTATTCAACGGGGTTTCGAAGTCAAAGACGTACCACGAAGACGACTTGATGAACTTCAGCTCTGGAATTGTTTTAGTTATTATCCTGCTGTCACTTCTTATGATATTCTAGACAGTCAGTCTGGTAGATATTTCGGAAAAGATAAGAAATTACACCCTGGGGCGTACCTTTTTACAGTTGACTGGGCGCACCCAGAGAGTAATATAGTAGATACTGATCATTCAGAAATACCGCACGAACATAAGTGCGCACACATTCTCGCTCTAGAGGATGGAAATTATGCAGCACAGCCAAACAATCGTATCCTTTGGGATATACCTTCGTTTACAGTTAAAGACGAAGTACCTGATTGGAAAGTGCAAACTTCGGAGTGGAACGTAGAAGACACTCGTAAATGGAAAACAGAAGATACTGATAGGTTCTTCTATAACATTGAGGAGAAAAAAGATGATTAAAAAAATCTTAAAATTTCTTTGCTGGCCATTTAAAAAATTTTTTGATTGGCTAAAAAGTGGATTACCTGAAGGAAAATAATGGTTAAGTGTAAAAAATGTTACCATGACTGTCATTGCGACGGAGAACTGCACGCAGACGAATATGGTTTATGTGCATGTGAAGATTGTGCATGTAAAAGAACTTATACAAAAGAAAAAGATCATGGAAATGATATATCTTATGAAAATGAGGTGAAGTACGATGGATAAATTTATGAATTATTATGTAACTGGTGCCTTGGTTATACTAATGTGTTTATTATCTTTTTGTGGACAAGTTAGTGCAGATACTACACAAACAAACACTACTGGATCTAACACATTGATTGAAGGTAATTATACATCAGATTCAACAACTACATACGAATCAGGTTCTGAATCTACATCAACAACTAATAGTACTACAAATTCAACTATAAAATCATCACCACCTACAGCAGGCGCACCTTCATATAACACAATGACACAAGACGTTTGTGCTGTTGGAGTTTCTGCAGGTGTTCAAACATTTGGTATAGGTTTATCGGGTGGAAAACATGTAATAGATAAAAATTGTGAAAGATTAAAACTAGCTAGAATACTTGATCAATTTGGTATGAAAGTAGCAGCAGTTGCTATTCTCTGCCAGGACGAACGTGTATTTGAATCAATGATACAAGCAGGAACACCATGTCCAATTGATGGACGTATTGGTAAAGAAGCTGAAAAACTTTGGGCTAAGTATGATCATGAAAGACCTGATTATGATATATATGTTAAACGTATGAAGGAAAGAGAAAAAAAAGAAAAGAAAATAGCTAAAGAAAAAGCATTAGCTGAAAAGAAAAGAATTGAAGAAGAAGCTAAAATGACTGAAGAACTAGAAAAACAAGATAGAGAAACTGCAAAAGAAGAACTTAAAAATTTAAAAAAAGTTAGATGATTTGGTTAACAATAATGATAATAGGAGCGGGATATGCGATTTATCGTATTAATAAGTTTGCTGATGATGTCAATCCTTACAACTTCAGCAGAAGAAACAACAACAAATAATCTACTTAGTCAAGATTTTTCTACAGGTTGGTCTGGTACTGCTACTCAAAGACACGGTAATAGTACTGTTGCTGCTGTTAATAATACATATATTAAGTCTGACGATGTAAGTT